AATTTGGCTTCATTTCCGATGATATCCAATGCATCCATCGAATATTCAAACCGGCCGAACGCCCATCGTTCCCGGTCAATCCATGAATAACAAATTTGGTTATCAATGATGTTCCCGTTGTTCAACATTTGTTCGGCATCAATCCATGTTGATGTGGATTGGAAATAATCACGCCGTTCAAAAATCAACGTGTTTCCCAAAATTTGATAATCCGCATTGAATGTTGGTTTCAATACGTTATCGAACAATGTTTGCAATGTTTCGATTGGCTTGTTTTGCTCAATCAAACCGCCGGATGGCAATGTGTTCAAAATACCTTTTTCAACCGGTGCACTCCACAACAATGTGTTGTAATAAATCGATGATGGTTCGTTTAAAATCGATGATTGAAAATTCAACCCACAAAACGAACACGTGTTGATTATGTACGAACGCAACAACCCGGATGGATGTTTCCGGTTGCACGTGTCGAAAAAACCAATTGTATCGTTTACAGAATCCTCCAATGAATCCAAAATGTTGGTTGGTGATAATTGGGATTCATCACAATCGGATTGCGTGCAATCGGTTAATGGCAAAAAACAAACGATTGAACACAACACGTAAAAAATGCCGGATAATAACACAATCAAAATGAAAAACGGGAACAACACAAACGAAATGATGTTCCCAATCAATGCTAATAAAATGGAAATAACGATTTGAATGAATTTTGGCCGGTGTTCGATGCAATATGGAACATCAATCCAATCCCGGTCGGATGTTAATGCCGAATTTTTTAATTGAATAACCCGGGATTCCAAACATGAATATGCATCATCGATTTCAACCACGTTTGCCGTTACCGAACATGCCGGTTCACACCAATCGATTGCATCCCCACGAATATAACCCTCAAAAACCGGAACGGAACAACAATCATCATAAATTTTAACATCAACCTTTTTCCCAAATCCATTAACATCATCAATCAATTGTGTTTTAATGATGTTGTAACCATCGTCATAAAACGTTAATTCGGATGTGAACGAACGGGCCGTTTTCCCGGCATCATCATCACGCCGCAATGTAATTTCGAAATTTGAAACACCATCAACCCGGCCCGTAATCAACACGTTGTTGATTTTAATTTTCATCGATGAATTCATGGTTTACGCTTTGTTTCGAATCCTTTGGTTTTTGTATTGAATCCGGGAAACAATCCCGTTGATTCCTTTTTCATCAATTGAAATGGATAACCCTTTTTGTTCACGAACGGCCCGTTCAATTCCCTCCAATCGTTTTTCCATCACACCGGTGTTGAATCGTGATGCATCGGTTATTGAATTGGCCAAAAACGGATTGCGGCCCATTTGGATTTGTTCCAACATCGGCCGGAATCTTTTTGTTTTTTCTTTATCAATCACGAATTCACCCCGGTGAACAATCCCGGCCGGTTCATATTTGCCACCATCACCCGTGTAACCACCTTTTGCAAACGAACCGGCCGCCGCTTGGGCTTGGGCTTTGGCCGCAACCAATCCGGCCGCCAATGCAATCAATGTTGCCGCAATTGTGAATGGTGCCGCCGCCCCACCCTCGGCCGCCGCTTTGGATATTGCAACCGCCGAATTGGCAACCAATTCAATGGCCGCCAACGCTTGTTGGGCACGAACGAACCGGGCGCGTTTCTCATTCAATTTGGTTAACCTATCTTCCTCAATTTGTAACAATTCGGCATTCCCTTTTTCGGCAATCTTTGCCGCTTGTTCAATCCGTTTTTGTTGCCCGGTGATTTGTGCATCGGTTTGGGCAATTTGGGATTCAATCACGGCATTGGCCAATTGTAATGTTGCTTTGGCAACATCCTCAATTCCATTTATTATTGCCTCCTTACGTTTTTTGGCATCCTCAATTGATTTTTGGGTTGTTTCATCCTCCAATCCGGATAAATCATCATTGAATTTTTTTCGGATTTTAAGGATTTCTAAATCGGCTTCCTTTTCGATTAATATTCGTTCCTCTTTCGTTAATTCCTCATTTGCCAATTCGGCATCACGCCGGGATTCAATTGCCGAAATTTCCAACGATTCACGTTCACCCAATGATTGACGAACATCAACCAAATTGGCATCCAATGCATCACGCAAATTTTGTTTTTCGGCTTGGTTTTTGGCCGCCTCAAATTGTTCAAACAAAATTGCACGTTGGTTCAATAATTCGTTGGTGAATCCGGTTTCGTTTTCAATCCGGGATTCAATATCGATTTGTTCAATTTCGGCCAACAATTGTTGCCGTTTTTTTGCGGCCTCAATATCGATGGTTTCGATTTGGTTGTTGGTTTCGTTTTGCAATTTGAGTTTTTCCAATTGCCGGATTCGTTCGAATTGTTTTTCGATATCGGCCGTTAATGTTTCGGCCTCCCTTGCTTTGTTTATTCGGTCATTGATGGAATTATCGATTGCATCGGATTGGAATTTTGCCAATTCCCGGATTTTCGTTTTTTCATCCTCCGATGTTTTCGATGATGAAAATTCGATTGGTTGTTGTTGGATTTCCAATGCCAAATCCCGGATTTCGTTTTTCAAATCGTTCAACAAATCACGCCGTTGTTCACCCAATTTGGCCGCCGCTTTGGCCGCCTTATCATCCACGGCCGCCGTTGTTTGTGTTGATTTTGCCGCCGATGTTGCCAATTCATCAATTGCGTTTTGGGTTGCCGTGATTGCCGTTTCGTTTTGGGCAATTTGTGCATCAATTTGGTTTCGCCGTTCCCGGTTTGCCGATGCCAAATTTGCCGTTTGTTCGATGTAATCGGATGATGATAATTGGCCGGCCTTTCGTTGTTGTTCCAACCGGGCCGTTTCCCGGGCAATATTTTCATCACGTTGGTTTTGCAATGTTTTTTCGGCCGCCAATTGTTTTTGGGTTTGCTCCAATCCCAATTTTTGTTCACTCAATTTAACGATTGCATTTCGTTTTGCCTCGGCCTCGGCTGCACCTTTTATCGATGTTGCCAATTTGATATATTCGGCATCTAATGCCGCAATGAACTTTGTTTCATCGGAAATGTTTTTCAACGTTGTTCCATATTTGGAATTCAACGTATCAATCAATTTTTGCCGTTCGGCCGAACCGGTGTTGGCTTTTTTGATTTGCCCAACCAATTCATCCAATGATGCAATTTCCTTTGCCGTTTCGGCATTGGTTGTTTTTTGGGATTCGGCCAATGCCGATTGTGCATTCAACAATTGTTCGGTTGATTGTGCCGATTCATCCACGGCATCACCGAAATCCAAAAAAAACGCCGCCGCCGTTGCGGCCACCGATAACAACAAACCAAATGGATTGGCTTTTATCACGGCATTGAACGTTCGTTGTGCCGCCGTGGCAACACCGGTTGCAACCGATTGTGCCCGTAATTGGCCGGTTAACAATCCGGTTGTGGTTGCTGCAATCCGGGTTGCCGCCGTTGAAACACCACGGGCAATTGCCAATGCACGTTCACGGGCAACCGATATCAATTTTTGGGCATTGGATATCAATTCAACTTGCAATGCCGTTTTTTGTTGCCCAACATAAAATGCAACGGCACCACCCAACAACAACAATGATGTTCGGTTTTCCTCAATGAATTCCGGGATTTGTCGAAACCCATCGATTAATTTGAATGCAGCATCAACGGCCGATTCGAACACCGGCAACAACCCGGTTCCAATATCACGTTTCAATTGTTCGAAATTTCCAACCAACGTTGAAATCCGGCCGGCCGTGGATGTTGCTAATTTTTCAGTTAACCCGAAAAACCGGCCACCCTCCGATGTTAACGATTGGAATGCACGTTCCAAATTTGAAAACGTGATTTTCCCCTCCGAACCTAATTTTTTAACTTGTGATTCGGAAACACCCAATTGTTTGGCGAATTCGGTAATTACCGGCACACCGGCCTCCGTTAATTGGTTGATATCCTCCGCAAATAATGTTCCTTGTACACGGGCCTTACCATATATCACGGCCAATTCATTGAAATCTTTGCCGGTTGCCGCCGAAACATCACCGATTCGTTGCAATGATGTTGTTAATTGTTCAACCGGTTCACCGAATGCCAACAATGCTTTACCGGCTTGGTTCACTTGTTCCGGGGTAAATGGTGTTTTGATGGAAAATTGTTCCAATTCGGCAAAAACCTCCTTTGCTTTTTCGGCCGAACCCAAAAACGTTTCCAACGATATTTGCACGGATTCGTAATCGGCCACCGCTTTAATGGCACCACGGCCAAAATCAATTGCCGATGCCGCCACCGATATCCCACCGAATGCGGCCGCCGCCCCGGTTAATGCACGTTTTAACCCGGATAATTGGTTTTCGGCACCTTTGGTTGTTCCTCCCAAATCTTTTAATTGGGTTTTAACGGCATCCAATTCACGCCGCAATGAACTTGTGTCGGCTTGTAATCGGAACAAAACATTTTTCACACCATCGGCCATAATTTCAAATTTTATTTTGATTCGTTACGTTCATCCATGATTCGAAAAAACGTTGATATTGTTTGGTAATATTCATCGGTTGATAACGATTCCAACGCTTTCATTTCACTCACTTTATTATCACAAATGATTTGATTGATGTAATTAATTTGGTTTATGTATTTATCAATTTCAATTTGTGCAAAACCCGTTTGAATCGTTCGTTTGCCGGGCCGTTCGTTTTCAAATAATCGTGGATATCGGATTCGGATAATTCCGAATATTTGGTTGTGATTACGAACGCCCGTTGCAAAAAAAAATCCTTTAATTCCCCATCGTTTTCCATCATTTCCATTTTCCGGGATTTCCAAACATCATTGAAATCGGTTTCGTTTTCACCCTCAATAACGAAATAACACGATGCCAATTCCAACAATGTTTTTTCCTCACCAATGTATTCCATCCGGAATTCCATTTCGGCCAATATATTAAACAACTCAACGATGTTCCCATTGTTGGCATGTTTTTTCATCCCATCAATCAACGTTTTCATTTGTTCCTTATTCATGTTCATTTCGGCAAACCGGGTTGCGATTTCGGCCGATATGGCACGCCGGGCCGGAATGGTTAATGGGTTTTTGTATTCGAACCATTTGGTTCCATCCTTTGCCGTGTAAACATGATTTAATGGGATAACCGAACCGGTTATGTGATTGGATGGAATGGGTTTGTGTTTGGGTTTTCGTTTAAACCAATTCATTTTTTCGGTTTTTGGGGATTTGCTTTTTTGGATTTGTTCAATGATGCCGTACAAATTGCGTATGCCGATGATTCGGATTTCCCGGATTTAATCACATCGGCAACACAACGCTCCAATTTTTTTGGCATGGTGTATCGTTTTAAATTTTACCAAAAATAATCATTTCAATCGAATGAAATCATTGTGAAACGTCCAAAGGTAATAACGTAAACAATCCAACAAATGGGTTGATTTTGAATCCGATGTTTTATCAATATCACCGGATGATGTTGTTTCCACGTTTTGCAAATCGTGGATTAAAAATTGGCATGATGCATCGATGGTAAACCCGGGATGTTTTTGCAAAATTGAATTGAGCAACACCCGGGAATTTTTAATCGATGGGTTAACCGATGGAACCCGAAATGCCGATTTTGGCAAATCCAATTCATCCCGGATAATCATGTAATAATTCAATGTTCCTTTGGTCATTGCCGAACGATTGGCCCCGGATGCATCACCCGTAACCAAATAAAACACATCACCGAATTCGGCCCGGATGGTTTGGCACAATTGGTAAACATCCGAATTCCGCAATCTAAATTCCCGGATGATGTTGATTTTATCACCGAACGATTGCCCGGCAACACATGTGATTGGGTCAACATTAAAATCGAACGATAAAATGATTGGTTCGTTGGGTTTGATTTGTAAACCGGGTTTAACCGATTTGAATTTATTGAACCCGTATGCAAACGGCCGTTCCACATCCACAACATCCCAATCCCCATTCACGAACACGGCACGTGTTACATCATCCAAATTTTCCATTGCGGCCAAATATTCGGCCGGCAATGTTGGATTATCAAT